TGGCAGGGCGCATTACCCGCATTTTGCCGACTGGCTCGTGTGGTCTACAGATACACGGGTAATAACACCCGCTGGCATTATTACTCACTATCAAGTTATATGACTTCTGCTGAATTTTCGACTATGTGCCGTGATATTTTTGGCAGCTATGGATGGAAAGCAAAGGCGGCTAGAAAGTTAGGTATTTCACGGTCAACAGTTCATTTTTATGCGAAAGGGGTTTGCTATAACGGCAATCTTGCAACGATTAAGCAGGAAACTGTTATTAAGCTAAGTCAATTACACAAAGAATTTTTAGAGGAGTTGTTGGTCAAAGAATGAAAAACAGAGACAAAAAAGGCAATCTTTTGTTTGCGTTAAGGACGCAAAGACAGGGGTTGCACTTGAAAATATGGTGACTGTTGATTATAGGAGAAGCCCGATTAATGTTAATGAGTTAAAAGAAAAGTACGGAAAAGATATTTTAATTACCTCCCTACCTCATTAATCACCGCCTCTTAGTCAGTGGAATCAAAAGACAAGTACAATGCGGGTGTGGTTTCTTGCGCGGCACAAGCTCTTTAGACCACACTCCAATACCTAGCCCCATGTCAACATTAGCATACTGATTGCACAAGCATTTTTTATCGACATGACCCGGCGATAAACGCCACCAATAGCCAATAATTAACCCATCATCAAGGGTCGTATTGATAACGGCATTATGCCCCGCATTAGCCATTTCAGTTCGGGCAATGCGTTTAGTGTTATACAATTGCTTATCATAAACCCACCATTTCAGCGCATTATCAACAGCCGCTTGGTTGCCATTTTTTACCGATTCTTTGATTTTATTTAAGTATTGCTGGCTGTAATTTTTAGTGCCAGTAACCGCTAATTTATCAATATATTTCTGTGTTTGTTTTACGATTAAATCAAAATCTGCTTTGGATTTAGGGTTAGTAATTAAAAACTTTGCCGAATCTTTTAATTCCCTTGTCCATTTATTGCTATTATTTGATATTACTTCAAACTGATTACCCGCGTTACTTTCAATTGCAAATTGAATATCATAGAGTAACTTTGAGTTAGACTTCCCCATTGCAATTGAATTGCGAATAGTTGTTTCTATTTCTTTTGCCGTTATTTTTTCGTATTGCCATAGCCTGTCCGAAAGAATCGAGCCGTCATCCCAACGCTCTGCAAACGCTTCTTTCATTGCGTTAAGAACAAAAGTAGATTGCATCGGCTCATTAACCGATACCGACACCGCAGTTGATATGCCTACCTCTAAAAACTGTGTGATACCAGCATAAAAAGAAGATAATGCAGTCTTAGCGGCACTATCAAAAGTGTAGCCATTACCCTGCATTCTAGCCATAAAATCATCAAAAAAAGCAGCGGTGCGTTTTTCAAGCCGCTTGTCCGACAGCTTTATCTCTTCCCACAACCGCCTTTGCATTTCTTGATAATCAGCCATTATTCACATCTTCAATTACATGGGATGTTTTATTGTCATTGATATTGGCATTTAGGTCTACCGATTCATCGTAAGAAGCCGCTTTGTCAATTTCATTGTCAATGTCGCTAGCCTTTTCAGCGGTAATGTCATCAAGAACAATTTTGGCAATGCGTTTTTTTAATTCCTTTTCAAAAGTTTCTGAGCCAACGTTAAGAGCTAAAGCCTCTGCTGCTGTTTGAATTTCTGTAGGAATTGAGCGGATATTAAAATCACTGGGATATGAAACCACAATTTCAGATTTTTCCCCCATCCACAAGCCAACCAGTTCAAATATCTGCTTTTCAACCACTTCGGTTGTTTTTGCAATTGAAGATAGCCGTGCGTTTAGTTGATTAAAAAGCAGTTGCAAAGCCTCACCGCTTAACTGTGTAGAACCTAAAAACTCAAGGCAAGCCGCCCTAAAAATAGCTTCTTTGACTGTGTTAATGCGGCTCAGGTATAAATTGACGTTAATGCCATCAGGTGAGATAAAGCCCGGCGGTTGATTATTCCCGATAACCGCAATACCATTTTCAGTACCAAGCGTTAATGCACCCGCCGCTTTTGCTTCGTTGTAAGCGTGAATGTCTGTAAAAAACATATACAAAATAGAGAACGCTTGTGATGTTAGCAGCTCATCCATCTCGGATTCAAGGTTAAACATCTTAAGTGATTGTGCCGCAACATTTATTAAGAAGCGGTGAGAAGTAAGCTTTACAACCGGAACACGACCAAAATTATACTCACCACTAACAACGCCATTTTCGTAAATGTCGCGGTCAATCTGCCATCCTGTTGTTGTGTAAGTTCTTTTTAACGGCTTTTCATCGGGCGCAACCTCCGAAAACGTGATTGAGGTAAGGTTGCCCATTGCGTCAAATTGCTCGTCCGTGACGTGGCTTTTTTTTCTAAATCCAATATATGGTAGTTTATCAGACGCGGCGTTATCTGATTTCTGAGACGGTCTATCCACAATAATATAGACTTCTCCCAGTATAAAGCTCATTAACTGTATGCTTTTTATAACATTGTTTAAATCAGTACCAGCACCGTCTGAGTTTTCAATGAACTTTTGCTCAATATCATTTGCGGCGGCGCGGCGGGGTGGTGATTTAAACAAATACCCCTGATAAATACCCGCGATTGTTTCTGCAAAATTGGTATATGTGCAGGTTTCTTTGCGGCGCGTGTATTTTTCCTCTGATTCATTGACGTGCTTTTTTAAATAACTTGCATCGCCACCCATTGTCTTATTTGCAAATCCACCCGTGCCGAAATAAGCATCAAGCAAAAACTGTTCATTGTCTATTGTCATAAACCTTTAATCCTCATTGGAGTGTAAATATTTGCTTCCTGATTTAAAAAATCAGCAGGTAGGTTAGCCATTATAAAAGCGTCCGCTATGTTTGGGGATGGAATGCCGCGCTTTTTTAAATCATCTTTACTTTCTACTTTTACACGACCTGCGGAATCAAAAGATTTGCGAGGCGTACTAAGTTCTTCTGTTAAGTTTTCAAGATATTCGCAATCACTGCTAATAAAAAGCATTTCACTGTCATTAAAGACAGCGGCGTTATGAACCGCGTTATAGGTGTTTTTTAAACGTTCAGCGACTAGCCACCATGCCTGCGCTTTTATATTTGAGTAGAAGTCTTTGTTTTTTATTTGCTGTGCAGTCGGGAGCTTTGCATTATCTAAGTCAATCGCCTTATCAGGATTAATAACCGCGCCGCCTGCAAAAAATTTTTTATGCCTAGCATACCCTAGCTCATTAAATTTAGCCCCGCATGAGCTACCAACACCAATGGCATCATAAACAATCATTCTGTTTTCAAGCCTAGCCGATAAGTGTACACGGGAACATGATTTTAATATCTCATCTTCTTTTGCTTTCCATAAGTCAATGCCAGTGGTTAAAACGCCTATAGAATCCACAGTAGCGCAATAATCTTCACCATCATCCGCAACATCAAAACCTTTTCTTTTCGAGCCTGTCACTTCAATTTTTAATTTTTTATGCGCATCAATGGCTGCCAAAATCCACGAACGCTTAATAATTGAATCCGTATCATTATCATTAGGCTCACCTAGATAAACATGGGTAAATTTATCGGGGTCACTTGACTTTGTTGCATTAATAATTTCCAGCATTGTTTTTGATAAAAACGGGTATTCGTCATAATTAATTTTTCTAACAATCGTATTAGGAGGAGGACTTAAAACAAACCGCTTATAAACAAAATCAGTAGCTAAACGCGGGTTAAAGATAAACCAGCACTGAGAATCTTCTTTTCTTATTGTCGGCTCTAAAATTTCCCATTGCTCTTTACTCAATAAATGACTTTCTTCGCTCCATAAAATATCAATTGATTCGATTGATTTTATTTCTGATATATTCCTTGCCAAACCATAAAACAAAAACTCTGAGCCTGTAGTTGCGCAAATAATCTTATTATTCAATATTCTAAATTCATTTTCAAGCCTAAACCTTTCAATCTGAATTTTTAAAAGTGAATAAACCGACTCGCTTATTTTATTTTGAAACTGCCTGACACATAAAACTCTTATCTTTGTGTACTGAGCAAGAAATATAGCTATCCCTGCTGCATCCCATGATTTTGAGCTTGCCCGTCCGCCGTACAATACCCTGTTTCTTGCTGGTGTTACCCAAAACTCTTTTAACGCAGGGTTAAGGCTTGGCTTATCGTTCATTTTCACCATAAAATTCAGATAACCCCTTGATTTTTACCTCAGCAGTATTGTTTATACTTATGCCACCACCCGCAACCTCAATACCAGCCCCCTTAGCAGCCGCATTAATCGCTTCCTGTATTAGCTTATGCTCCATAATGCTCGCTGTTGGTATTTTACTTTCTAGCGCCTTCATATTCCGCAATGTCAGGCTTTTTAAAATCAAACGCACATCGTCCGCAGAATAATCAACGGCTGTTTTTTTGACCGGCATCAAGTCCGTCTGTGCTTCGTGAATCTGCTTTTTTCTAGGCATTGTATCTGCATTATAAACTACTTGTTTATAAAAAGCATAAAAAAACCGCCTGTTGGGCGGTTTTGTGTGGGTTAATAGTAATTAATTCTTAAGCTCTATCGTTCCATTGTGCTATAGATTCTTTTTTGGCTCGTTCAACAAATTCAGTTTTGTAATGTCTGCCGTCCCAGTTATTGTTATTACACCGCTCATCTATCGACATTAAATCGCTTATTTGAATGCTAACAGAGGCTAATCCACAATCATTACATGCTAACTCAAGTTGAGTTCCTGTATCATCAAATTCAGGATGTGAATCACAAAACGGGCATGGTTTTAATTCGTTTTCTCCTTCCACCGATTTTTTTGCATTTTCAATCTCTATAGCTATGTCAAAAATCTTTCTCACCCTTTCTGACTTTTCGCCCTTGCCAAGACTTTCAAGCCACGCTTTATGCTTTGGCTCAACCATGAACCCAACATAAACCTTCTTTAATTCCTTAGCTATCGGCGGTCTGCCAGTGCTTTCTTTACGGATTGACATTTTACACCCCTAAAATTTTATTTATTTGTTCAGATGTTCTGCCACCAGTGTCAGCTAAAATACACGCACCGCTTGCCAAAAGAGCCACCGTTTCTCTATGCCACTCCGCTATGAACTCAGCTCTTTTTTTGTCTTTACCTTCTTCATACCACGCGGCACCTAGGCGCGGAAATAAACGTCTTTCATTTTTTCCAAGTGTTGAAAACATAATTCCGTTAGCCTGTTTTCTTGATGCTCTAATGCTGTGCTTCATTGCTTTTGCGTAGCTCATTTTTTACCCCGATTAAATTTTCTCAATTCTAACAATGCACCCGCGACCTCAGACCTGCTTCTTTCAACTTTTATTACCAAGCACCACTTGGGAATTTCAAAGCACTGCCGACTGTCAGTGACTAAAATTATTGCGTTAGGGAAGTCGTATCTTTTTGCCATGATGCCATCCTTAAACCACAACTTCCTCATTAGTTACCCAAACGCCTGAACGCCCGTAGTACCAACCGCTTTCATCTTGACTTGCGATTCTTAAGCCTAACGCTGTTAATTCTGTTATTAATTGTTCTTTTGCTGATGCTGACATGATATTCACCTTTGTTTTTTAGTTGTTTCGAGAAGTTCAAAACATGGGTTATTCTACTACGAAAATTAATTTAAACGCAAGCTTTATTATTTTTTATTTTGTTTAAAATAATTTTTATTGTGTTTTTATAGGTTTTTAGGCAATAAAAAAGCCACTGGTTAAGAGTGGCTTTGTTTTATTGCGGCTGGTTAATTTTCTTCTATCGACTCAATGACGTGTAAAGCCTCAATTAAATCTTTGATTTTTTCGTCATAAAGTAGCGTTGTACCTTTTTTGCCTATGCACAAGTTACCGAGCTTCGGGGTCGGTGTTTTGACGTGGTAAACCTGAGTAAATGTTTTACTGGTTAAATACCCGTGCCGCTCTAAAATATCGTGTTCAACACTCACATAACGGGAAGGGATATTTAGGATAACAGCAAGGCTATTTTCGTCACGCGGCTCGCGCTTTTGTATAGATTGCAACTGGTTAGCTTGATATTCGATTTTAGCCTGTAGTGCGCTTAGTGATTCAATGGCAAGTTGTTTTTGACTGGTAACAAGTGAGTCAAAAGTGCGAATGACGTGTAACATAAATTTAGGACTAATCCACATTGCATACGCATAAACCAATTCTTTTACGATGTAAGTCCCTTGTTCTGAATTACCGCCCTGTATTGTTCTAAGTGCTTGATTTTGCTCCGTTCCGATGATTTCAGCAATCAACTCCTGAGTGCCAACAAGCTTTAAAAAGTCGCTTGGTTGTTTTTTCTTTCCCGCGCCACTTGCTTTGTGCAAGTCGTTAATACGGTAAAGACCATCTTCTGTTTTGCTGATAGTTACGCTATCAATGATTAATTCGTTCATTTTCTTTTCCACATAAAAAACGCCTATCGGGTGGAATAGGTCACAAGCGACCTCCGATAAGCGTTTTTATAAAAAATTTTACTTGTCTTAGGATTCCACTCCTAAAAAGCATTATACCACAATATAGATTTTAGTACACACAAAAAACCACCCGCTAAGGTGGTTTTGTTTTGGCTTGGAGGTGGGTTAGGTTAGCCATTGGGAACAAACGGCACGGGCTACTTGTTCTGTCATTTTAGGCGGTACTGACATACCTACCATGTATTTTCCAATAGCAAAATTTTTAACCTGATAATCGTCAGGGAATGAACCAAAACGCTTTATTTCTCTAAGTGTAAAAGAGCGTATAA